CGTGATGAGAACTGGAAAGCAGAAACAATTAAGAACACGTCCGAGAGACAGTTCACACAGGAGTTTGAGTGTGAGTTTCTTGGATCTGTTGACACACTAATCTCTGCTGCTAAACTGCGAGCATTAACTTTTATTGATCCTATCAAACGTAGTAATGGTTTGGACATATATGAAGAACCAAAAAACAATAATGAATACATTTTTACAGTTGATGTTAGTCGCGGTATTGGGGGAGATTACTCTGCTTTCATTGTGTACGATATTACTACAGTTCCATATAGGATAGTAGCAAAGTATAGGAACAATGAAATCAAACCGATGTTGTTCCCTAATGTTATTAATGATGTTGCCAGAGCATACAATAATGCCTGGGTTCTATGTGAGGTGAATGACGTAGGAGACTCTGTAGCGTCGATTCTAAATTATGACCTTGAGTATCCTAATGTTCTTATGTGTGCTATGAGAGGGCGTGCAGGGCAGATTGTGGGACACGGATTCTCTGGAACTAAAACACAACTCGGTGTCAAGATGAGTGTCACCGTGAAGAAGGTTGGTTGTGCCAACCTCAAACAAATTATTGAAGATGATAAACTTATCTTCAATGACTACGAAATTATATCAGAACTTACCACGTTCATTCAGAAGAAGCAATCTTTTGAAGCTGATGAAGGATTCCATGATGACTTGGTAATGTGTATGGTGATCTTTGCTTGGTTGGTCCAACAAGATTACTTTAAAGAAATGACTGACAATGATGTCAGAGCACGTATCTACGACGAACAAAAGAATCAGATCGAACAGGATATGGCACCATTTGGATTCATCACCACAGGTTTAGAAGGTGATGAAGGGTTTGTTGATGGCAACTCTATTTGGGAATATGGAGATACCCAAGAAGATATGAGTTATATGTGGAACACATACTAATGGACGTAGAAGACATTTTTGATTTAGATAATATTCTTTTTCGACAGAGAAAATGTAGGTCGTGTAAAAAGACAAAAGATCTCATTACAGATTTTTATAGGACCAGACCAAACAGACAATCTATGTCTGCATATTCTTATGAATGTAAAGAATGTACTAAAACAAGAATTAAAAACAGCAGAAAAACAGATAGTGAAAAATCTGGTTATCCTGACTGGTAGTATGTTCGTGCATTGTTTCCCCACTTGAGCGAGTCAAAAGAATAAATATTTTTAGATCAAGTTTGGTAACTTACAGGAGATTAAACATGGCAAGTCAAGTCTCGCCTGGTATTGTTCTTAAGGAACGCGACTTATCTAATGCGGTAATCGTCGGTGCATCACAAATCACTGCCGGTGTAGCGTCATCTTTCCAAAAGGGTCCTATTGGACAACCCGTTAACATCAGTTCACAGAAAGAACTTCTTTCTGTATTTGGTGCTCCGGCAGAAGACAACGCAGAAGATTGGTTCGTAGCTTCAGAATTTTTAAACTACGGCGGAAGATTATCAGTAGTTCGCGCAGCTACTGGTGTCAATAGTGCAACAGATACATCAGCAACTGTCGTAGTAAAGAACGATGCTGATTGGGAATCAGGTAATGGTAGCGGAAACTTCTTGGTTGCAAGAACCGCTGGTACATGGGCAAACGGTTTATCAGTAGTTTTTGCTGACCGTGGCGCTGATCAGTACGTAACATTTTCTGCATTACCTGCAGGTATTGCTGCTGGATCAACAGTAACATTTGTTGGCGGAGCAACTGGTGTTGTTTATTCGTGGGATTCTGCAAGCAGAACTGCTGCAGTTATTCTCGACAACCCTGCTTCAAGATTGAGAGTTAGCGATTCATTGGATTCTCCGGAATTAGGAATTGTTACAGGAGTTGGTTCAATAATTGGTGGTACTAGTTACCAATCAGCAACAGCAGTTGCTACTACTGGTGGAAACGGAACAGGTCTAACAGTAGACACGACAGTTTCTGTAGGTAGCGTATTAACATTTGTTGGTGGTTCTAGCGGAACAGCATATGTTGACGCCAATTCTGTTGCTACTACTGGTGGTACTGGAACCGGATTGGAAGTAAACATCACAACAAATTCTGGTGCAGTTACTTCAATTGCAATTTCTGCAGCAGGTACTGGTTACACCGTAAACGACGTTATCACCATTAATGGTGGTGGCAGTAACGCAGAATTTACAGTCACAACTGTTGAAGGTGCTGTAGCTACAGTAGCAATTGTTGATGGAGGCAGTGGTTATGAAGTTGCTGATATCATCACAGTTACTGGCGGTGGTATTGATGCAACATTTACTGTAGATCAAGTACAAGATGGTGCTATCAGCATCACCGGAGTTAAAGATTGGTACACCACTACAGAAATTGGTTCTACTGGTTTAACACTTACAGCAATCGGTCCTCGTCCTGGAACTTCCCAGTATGCTTCTGACAGAGGTCTTAAGTATGACGAGATTCACGCTGCTGTTATTGATGTAACTGGAGAGTTCACTGGTTCTGCAAACACTGTTGTTGAGAGAATCCTTTACGGATCTAAACTTACTGATGGTAGAAGTGCAGAAGGTGCTGCTAATTATTTCAAAGATTTAATTAACTTACAGTCAAATACTTTCTTTAACGGAACTGCACCTACTGCAGGATACAATCCTTCTTCCTCGGGTGTTGGAGTTGCTGGTGGCGTTGAATCATCAACGTTATCTTCTGGAGATGCTTTCCAATTAGTTGGTGCTTTAACAACTGCCCTTGCCGGTGGTACTGATGACTATGCATACACCGCTTCAGAAATTGAAGGTGCTTATGACGAGTTTGCTGATACCGAGTTGGTTAACATCGACTTCGTATTGATGGGTGGTTCACTCTCAACCGAGACTGACACCAAGGCAAAAGCAAACAAGGTCATCTCGATTGCATCTGCTCGTAAAGATTGTGTTGCTTTCGTATCACCTCACAAAGCAAACCAAATCGGTACTTCTGGTGTCTTGACTGCTTTCCAGCAGAAAGAAAATACTTTGAACTTCTTCAACGGCATGACTTCAACGTCATATGCTGTATTTGATAGTGGTTACAAGTACTACTACGATCGCTTCAATGACAAGTATCGTTACATCCCTTGTAACGGTGACATCGCAGGTCTCTGTGTTAGTACCTCATCTCTTCTTGATGACTGGTATTCACCTGCTGGTGTAAATCGTGGTTCATTGCGTAATGCTATCAAGCTTGCGTACAACCCAAGCAAAGCAGATAGAGACGAACTCTATCAGAACAGAATCAACCCTGTCGTCATCTTCCCTGGTAGCGGCGTAACTCTGTTCGGTGACAAGACTGCTCTTGCTTCACCTTCTGCCTTCGACCGTATTAACGTTCGCCGTCTCTTCCTCAATCTTGAGAAGAGAGTTGGAGAACTGTCGAAGCAGGTTCTCTTTGAACAGAACGACGGCACGACTCGTGGTTCCTTCGCATCTGCTGTTAACAGCTATCTTGCAGAAGTACAAGCACGTCGTGGCGTAACTGATTTCCTCGTGGTATGTGATGAGTCCAATAACACCCCTGACGTAATTGATCGTAATGAGTTTGTTGCCGAATTGTTCGTCAAGCCAACTCGCTCGATTAACTACATTACAATCACCTTTACTGCAACGAAGACTGGCGTCTCGTTCAGCGAAGTAGTCGGTAGATAATCACAATAAACAAGAGGTAAAGTAAAATGGCAACTGCATTAAACGATTTTCTCACTAAAATTGGCGAAGGCGTTAAGCCTAATATGTTTGCGGTCGATATTAATTGGCCGCAAGGATTGGCAAACAAGCCTACTGGTGATGATTTAAATTTGATCAACCTCCTCTGTAAGTCCGCAGCACTCCCAGCGTCAAACCTGGGTGTGATTGAGGTTCCCTTCAGAGGAAGAACAGTCAAGATCGCAGGTGATCGTACATTCGATACCTGGTCAGCAACATTCTTCAACGACAAGGAGTTCAAGCTTCGTGCTTACTTCGAGAAGTGGTTGGAGCAAATGAACAGTCACGAATTGAATAACGCTCCGTTGTTCACTCCTGACAACACCAACGGATACATGGCAACTCTTGGAGTTAAGCAACTCCGTAAGGATGCTTCAGTCTCTGGCGGTATTCTTCGTCAGTATGATTTGTTCCACTGTTTCCCATCAAGTGTCTCACAAATTGACCTTGCTTATGATAGCAATGATCAGATTGAAGAGTTCACTGTTGAGTTCCAGTATTCATATTGGAAGGCGGTAGATCCTAGATCTAGCGAAATCGATAGTGGAGAAGGAGACCCCCCAGGTTCTGGCATCAGAATTGGTCGTCAGTAATTGATTATAAATAGTACTATCAAGGGTACTAGATAATTAATCATGAGTCAACTGTTTGGTTTCTTAATCAACAAAAGCAAGGAGGACAGGGGACAGTCTCCTGTTCCTCCTAATAGTGATGATAGCGTAGCCACCGTAGCAGGTGGCTATTTTGGTACATACGTAGATGTCGAAGGCGTATCAAAAAATGAGTATGAACTCATTAAAAGATACCGCGACATGTCACTCCATCCCGAAGTCGATACTGCTATCGATGAAATTGTAAACGAGTTTGTCGTTAGCGATGCTAAAGATAGTCCCGTTGAAATTGAGTTGTCTAATTTAGATATTGGTGCGGGAGTAAAGAAAAAAATTAGAGACGAATTTGATAACATCAAAAAGATGATCAATTTCGATAAGAACGCTCATCACATTATTCGCAATTGGTATGTTGATGGGAGAACTTATTATCATAAGGTAGTTGATTTAGACAACCCAAAGAAAGGAATTCTTGAGTTGCGCTATATCGATCCTTTAAAAATTCGTAAAGTTCGTCAGAAAATTTCAAATCCAACCGCAGCTGCTAATCCTAATTTGGTACGTGGCACAGCGTTAGAATATGATTGGGGAGATTATGTAGATTATTATCTCTTCAACCCCAAAGGTTTTTCTGGTTCAATGAGTCTGCCACACAATAGTGCATCAGACTTTTCTACTAATAATGGTATTAAAATTGCTTCAGATTCTATCGCCACCTGCAACTCTGGTGTGTTAGATCTAAACAAAAAATACCAATTAAGTTTCTTACACAAATCAATTAAAGCACTCAATCAACTTCGCATGATTGAGGACTCCCTTGTAATCTACAGATTGTCGCGAGCACCTGAACGTCGCATCTTCTACATTGATGTTGGTAACTTACCTAAAGTAAAAGCAGAACAATATCTGCGTGATACTATGGCACGTTATCGTAACAAACTTGTATACGATGCGAGCACTGGAGAGATTCGTGACGACAAAAAGCATATGAGTATGCTTGAGGATTTCTGGTTGCCCCGTCGTGAAGGCGGTCGTGGTACAGAAATTTCTACACTACCCGGTGGTCAAAACCTTGGCGAACTTAAGGACGTTGAGTATTTCAAAAAGAAATTATACAACTCCCTAAACCTGCCACCATCTCGTCTGACAGACGATAACAAGGCATTCAACCTTGGCAAGTCCACAGAGATTCTGCGTGACGAACTTAAGTTTACTAAGTTTATTGGTCGTCTACGTAAAAGATTTTCAAGTATCTTCCAAGATATTCTTAAAACTCAACTCATTCTAAAAGGCATTATCACTCCAGAAGACTGGGATGATATGGAAGAGCATATTCAGTATGACTTCCTGTTTGATAATCACTTCAATGAATTGAAGGAACAAGAAATGATGATGCAGCGCATCACTCTTGTTACGCAAATGGATCCTTTCGTTGGTAAGTATTTCTCTACAGAATACATCCGCCGTAACGTCCTTATGCAAACTGAAAAAGAGTATAAGGAAATTGATAAGCAGATCACATCTGATATCGATAGTGGTATGGCAATCGATCCTGTTGATGTTAATAGTTTGGAGATGATGGGTCAGCAAAATACTGCATATGCCCCAGAAATTGCGGCGCAGCAAGCATCTGATTCTGCTGATCGTGAACTTGAAAAAGCGAAAGAGATGGATAAGTTAAAACCAGCAGCGGATTCCGCAAAACAAAAGTCTAATAAATAATTGATATCTACGGATAATTTTAAGTTATGGATAATCCATTGGAACCTGAATTGGTTAACATAGTTGATTTGATTGCAGATAAAAAACGCGGAGAAGCATTAGATAAGATTAATGATTATCTATTTTCTAAAGCATCTGACGTTATTGATACCTACAAACAATCAGTAGCTTCAACATATTTTGATGAACCTACTGTAGAACCGTCAGCAGAAGAATGAAACTTATCACAGAGAACATCGAGGATATTCAAATTCTCACCGAAGAAAAAGATGGCAAGAAGAACCTTTATATCGAAGGAGTATTTTTGCAGTCGGAAATTAAAAATCGTAATGGTAGAGTATATCCTTTCCGAGTTTTGGAAAAGGAAGTCGCTCGCTACAACGAAGAGTATGTCAAAACAGGACGTGCTTTAGGTGAGTTGGGTCATCCCGATGGACCTACTGTGAACCTTGATCGTGTTTCTCATAGAATCACATCACTGAAATCTGAGGGTAATAACTTCATTGGTAAGGCACAGATTCTTGCTACACCAATGGGTAGTATTGCAAAGTCTCTTTTAGAAGAGGGTGTAAAACTTGGAGTTTCTTCCCGTGGTATGGGTAGCATTGACCGTCAGGAAAGTGCTTCTTATGTTATGGACGATTTTATGTTGGCAACTGCTGCTGATATTGTAGCAGACCCTTCTGCCCCTGACGCATTTGTCAATGGAATCATGGAAGGAAAAGAATGGGTATGGAATAATGGTATTCTAAAAGAGAAGACTATTGCTAAATACCAAGGATACATTAATGAATCGTCAAAGAAAGAGTTGGAAGGTAGAACACTACAGGTGTTTGAGCATTTCCTTTCAAATCTCTAATATTAATAAATAATCATAGAATAATTATCAGAAATTTACGGGGAAACTCACAATGTCAGATATGTTAAAGGAAAAATTTGAAGAGTTTGTAACCGAATCAGGTCTGGTTGTAGAAAGTGGCGATCCAATGCCAACTGTTTCCGCATCCGTTATTCCTGGTGGTGGTTCTTACAGTGCTTCTAGTCAATCAAGCACAGAAGTAAACTCTAAAGGCGGAAGTGCAGAAGGTAAAACTACTGTAGGCACCGATGCTGTTAATGGTTATGGAGCACAACAGTCAGTAACCGATAACGGTGGTCCACGTCCAGATGGAAATGATGAGGGCGAGGATAATCCTGGCGCTAAAGCATCAGCTCCTGTTGGTGCTAAAGGAGCACAGAGTGATGGTACTGCACAGACCTCTAGCATCAATGATGCTGGTGATCAAGGCAAGACTGTTACTGTTGGTGCAGATGCAGCATATGCTACATCTACTGGTCCTGATGTATCTTACCCCATCAAACCTTCCTTCGAGTCACTTGACATGAGTGCAGACGTTGCTGCACTTACCGAAGGTACAGAACTCTCTGAAGAGTTCAAAGAAAAAGCAACGACAATTTTTGAGGCAGCAGTCAAATCAAAACTTTCTGAAGAGTGGACAAAACTCGAAGAGCAGTTTGAGACTCGCCTTAATGAGCAAGTAGCATCTGTTAAAGCAGAACTTGCTGAAGAAGTTGGTGGCACCGTTAAGTATGCTATCACTTCATGGTTAGAAGAGAACCAAGTATCTATCGATAGAGGAATCCGTAACGAAATCACGGAAGACTTTATTGCTGGACTTAAGAATCTCTTTCAAGAGCATTACATTAGTATCCCCGACGACAAAGTTGATGTCGTTGAAGGTCTGACTGATGACATTCGTAAGATGGAAGAAAGCCTTGACGAACAGGTCAAAGCAAATGTGAAACTTCAAGGTCGTCTTGATGAGTCTGCAAAAACTGTAGTTCTGAATACCGTTTCAGAAGGATTGGCAGACACTCAAAAAGATAAATTAGCTTCTCTCGCTGAAGGCGTAGAGTTTGAGACAGAAGAAAAGTTCACAGAGAAATTAAAAACTCTTCGTGAATCATACTTCCCCTCTGGTTCTACTGCTCCTAAAGCAGAAGTTACCGATGAAACCCCAGTAGAAGGCGAAGAGATTACCCCAGCAATGGCGCAGTATCTCAATGCTATCAACCGCTGGAATTCCTGATAATATAAAAAACAACACTTAAAAAAACTCGGAGACAAAATGTTTAACGCAGAACATCTCCAGGAAAAGTGGGCACCTGTTCTTGGTTCCGAAGGCGCATCGCCTATCGGTGACCGTTATAAGAAGGCAGTAACCTCCGTTCTCCTGGAAAACCAAGAAAGATTTTTACGCGAAGAGCGTGGAATGTTGAGCGAAGTTGCAGTTAACGGCCTTGGCGCTAGTACTGTTACTCCCGCTGGATCAGCACTCGGCAATGCTAACACTGCAGGACTTGCAGGTTTCGACCCCGTACTGATCTCACTCGTCCGTCGTGCAATGCCTAACTTGATGGCATATGACGTTTGTGGCGTCCAACCAATGAGTGGTCCTACTGGACTTATCTTCGCAATGCGTTCACGCTACGAGAACCAAGGCGGCGAAGAGGCATTGTTCAACGAGCCCGACACCGGATTCTCTGCAGCACACGACGCAACTCAAGGAGCATATACTCCTAGAACTGGCGCTGGTGTTGGTGGCGATTCAGAGGGTAACAACCCTGCATTGCTTAACGATTCATCTGCCGGAACCTACGAAGTAGGACGTGGCATGAGTCGCGAAGCTCTTGAGCAAATGGGCGAAGCAGGTAAACTGTTCCGCGAGATGTCATTCAGCATTGAGAAGACTTCTGTGACTGCAAAGTCCAGAGCTTTGAAAGCAGAATACACCTTGGAACTGGCACAAGACCTTAAGGCAATCCACGGTCTTGATGCAGAACAGGAACTTGCTAACATCTTGTCAAGCGAAGTTCTTGCAGAAATCAACCGTGAGGTTGTTCGTACTGTATATACAGTTGCTAAGAAAGGCGCACAGAACAACGTTGCTAACGCTGGTATCTTTGACCTTGACGTTGACAGCAACGGTCGTTGGTCAGTTGAGAAGTTCAAAGGACTTCTTTTCCAAATCGAGCGCGATGCTAACGCTATTGCACAAGAGACTCGTAGAGGAAAGGGCAACTTCCTGATCTGTTCAGCAGACGTTGCTTCAGCACTTGCAATGGCAGGTGTACTTGACTATTCTTCAGGTCTTAACGGCGCTGGTGGTCCTTCCATCGGTCAGGTTGATGACACTGGTAACCTTTCAGTCGGTACAATCAACGGTCGCATTAAGGTCTACGTTGATCCTTACTCTGCTAACCTTTCCGATAAGCACTACTACGTCATCGGATACAAAGGTACATCACCTTATGACGCAGGACTGTTCTACTGTCCTTACGTTCCCCTCCAGATGGTTCGCTCGATCGATCCTAACAGCTTCCAACCAAAAATTGGTTTCAAGACTCGTTACGGCATGGTCAGCAATCCTTTCGTCACCACCAACGGTTCCTACAACGGCACCCCCGATGGCGAAGCACTTACGGCAAACGCCAACATGTACTACAGAAGAGTACAAGTTATCAACTTGATGTGATCCATCACTTCAGGTTTCTTTGGACTCCCTCTTCGAGGGGGTCTTTTTTTTGTCTAAATAATTAAAGACTATACCATGGGGTTATTATGCCATCCCTAGAAGAAGCGAAAGCAGCAAAAGCAGCAAAAGCAATACCAGTCACCGCGCAAGTCACCGAGCAAACACCAAGCAAGTCACCAGTCAAAGTGATTGCCCTTGCTTTAGGATCTGCATTTGCTATAGCACATCTAGGTTTACTTGGTTATGTAATTAACAGACCACAAGAACCAGACCTTCC